ACACAAGAAAACTTCTCAATAAATGGTAACGATAGTGATTATTCTAAATTGGATGAGATGTTTACAACGTTTGATAAAGATTCGTTAGATATTTTAGAAATAGAATTTTTAAATTTTAGTAGGTCTGCTTACGATTATGATACTTTAATACTCTCAATAACGGAAGATGAAACAGAGAGTGAAAAGTCGTATAAAAATTTCCAAATGTTAATGAGAATGATGATGAAGGTCCCAACACCAACGTCAACAGTTGATAACACAATTGTAGAAGAAATACAAAATGGTCAAATTGAGTCGTTTAAAACATATTTGTCTGGGTTTATGAATTATGAGGTTGTAATGAAATACGGTAACCCATCTAATTTTAATAAGAAATTATTTTATACATTTTCCAACAAATACATTGAGGACCCATATGTATATCAAGGTTATAAACAATCGTCACCTAATACATTACCAAATGGGGTTTTAAGTCCTGTTACGTTGGCTCAATCAAAGGCTAATAACCCACAAACATGGAAGGCGTTAGAGACATATGTTGGTTTTTCAGAAATACCACAATTACAATATAAAAACACCGGATCATATATAACAGATTTCTTTATTGATTTAGACGTACAATTTAATGAAAAGAATGTGATACAATTTGCTCCTATTATAAAAATTTATGCGACTCAAAAACTTAAAAAAAGTAATATTACGAGAAGTGAATTTTATACCCTAATGAATAATTATCTAAATAAAAATGAAGATTATATTGATACCGTTATTGATTTAGAGTTAACAAGATTAAGAAATAAATTACCAAATATTATTGTCACTCCCGATAGAACAAGTGTTAAATCTGATCTACAGGGGGAACAAAGTAGATATGAGCTTTGGGACACATTTAAATCTATAAACGATAAGTTTATTTCGGGTAATGATTATAAAACAAAAACATTATTTGAAGATATATTATTATTTGATAGAGCAAGTAGGGATGTTGGTCAAAGAATCTATGCTGATATTTTTAAAGTAAAAGATTTAATAGAGTATGGTAAATATACTAACACCATGTTAGATATGGTTACCACAATTTTAACTGAAAATAATTTTACATATTTTACTTTACCGGCTTACGCTAATTTTTATAATGTGCAAGATGCAAGTAAAAACCCAACACCAAATCCCGAAGGAACTTTAGAGTTTGCTAATTCGTTATTTGGTACATTTTTAAGTTTGGACTATAGAGAAACAACTTCAAAGTTTTTATGTTTATATGCTAACAAACCTAGTGAACATTTAGCATTAAATGATAATGTGGATTATCGTTTTAGGGATGATGCGTTTGATTTAAGAAGGGCAAGTGACAATCCCTTACTTGATAATCTAAATGGAAAAACAGATTGGGATAAGTCAAATAAAGTCGTTGGTTTTAATGTGGACATAGGGCCTCAAAACCAACAAATATTCAAACAGTTTGACATTTCTCAAGATCCTGGTATGCCGACAACAGAGTCGTTGGAAGTATTAAATCAAATGGCAAACTTGAATCGTAATAGAAGTGAATCTACACAGAGTGTTTCATTATATAACCTTTATAGAAATAGAAGTTATAAGTGTAACATTGATATGTTAGGGAATGCAATGATTCAACCAATGATGTACTTTAATTTAAGAAACGTTCCTATGTTTAGTGGTCCTTATATGATTTTAAAGGTAACACATAGAATTAGTGAGAATGGTTTTGACACTGAATTTGAGGGTCAAAGACAACCATTTTATAGTATTCCCGCGATAGATAAATTTTTACAGTCATTAAACACTAAAATTTTAGAAACAATAAAAGAACAGATTGTAAAGGAAGAAACGGCGTTACTTGAATCTGAAGGTAATATTTTACAAGAACAAAGTGATATAATAAATAATACTGTTAATGGTAACGGATCATTAACTACTAATCAAAATTGTTCCGATAAATTGAATAGTTCTTATGTTAATTACACTAATGAAACTCCTGTTAAAACAACATTAACTTTAAAGAACGCTGTTGATATAATAAAAGTTGAAATGAATAACGCTAATATTACAACAGATAATCAAACGTTAATGTTAGCTTTTTTATTTTCTATAATGTATATTGATTCATATAAGTCCAACAAATTTGAAGCATATGGACATAATTACGGATCAATAAGATTGGATGTTTCTTATGGTGGAGCATCCGCAATTATGGAAAATAAATATTATTGTGTAAATCAAGGTACAACTCAAAATATACCTTTGGCGATTTTTATTAGCGATACTGCGTTTATTAGATTTGCTATAACTAAGTTCAAAGAGAAATTACCATACATAAAAAATCAACCATTAACAACTGAAGATGAACAAATAAAGGCGTTGGCTAAAACATTTATATTAAGATGGCCTATTAATCAACCTGATAATGTTTATGATAAAATGACAGAACAAGATAAAAAAACTGTTGAAAATAAATTTAGAGAGGCGTTTAATACTGTTAAATCAATATAGTATGAAAGTGTTTTTTTCGTTTTGTTAGATATTTATAATAAAAAAAACTATGAGCACAAAATTAATTTTAGATAATTATCTTGGTAAGAATACAAGAATGTCAGAAAAAGATGCGGGTAACGGATTTAAAGAGGTATGTGATTTAGATACCGGTGATTGTTATACTATAAGAATGAAAGATGGGTTAATTGAGCGTGTGGATAACACGATGAATACCAATAAAAAAATTCAAGTTGAAACTAAAACTGGAATAAAACAATTATTAAACGGATAATATGTCAATAGATAAAAAAATACTAGAAGAAATAAAAAGATATAATAACATTAATAAGTATATCTTGGAACAAGGTGAATTACCTCCCCCACCGGCTCCGGATCCTGCGGCGGCTGTTGCCCCTGTAAGTCCTGAAGCCGCAATAGCTCCTGAAGCACCCGTACCTCCAACAAATACTCCACAACCTGTTGATATTGAAAATGATCCTGATGTTGAAGAGGTGGGTAAGGAAACTGAAGAACTTGACATAACAGATTTAGTTGATACTCAAAAAACATTTGCTGACAAACAAGAAGAATATTTTAACAATTTATTTGATCAATTAAAAAATCTTGAAACCAAATTAGGTGAAATGGATAATTTAGTTAATACGGTAAATAATTTAGAAACAAAAATTGAAAAAATTAGACCAAAAACACCTGAAGAAAAATTAGAACTTAGAAGTTTAGATTCGGGGCCATTTAATCAAAAACTAAGTGAATTTTTTGATGATAAGATGGATGACATGGAAAAATCAGGAAAAAATGAATATGTTTTAACTACTGATGAAGTTGAAGAATATTCCCCTAGTGAAATTAAGGGAAGTTTCAACGATTTTGAAGAAGATGAAATGATATAATACTTTAGAGAGAGACATTAACATCTCTCTCTTTTTTTAACATACCTTATTGACTACTCTATTTTTTATAACTATATTTTCTACGTAAACCTTTAATAAATATATATACAATGGCGACAAACGAAACCTTAAAAGCAATGTTGGACCAGTACGAGAGTTCAAAACAAAGTGGATCATCCACTTCAAAAATGTCTCAGGACGAAAGAATGAAAAAGTATTTCGCAGCAATCCTTAAAGACAGCGAAAAACAAGGACAAAGAAAAATCCGTATTTTACCAACAACTGATGGATCATCACCTTTTAAAGAGGTATGGTTCCACGAAATCAATGTTGATGGTAAATGGCAGAAATTTTATGATCCGGGAAAAAATGACAACGAACGTTCACCTTTAAACGAGGTTTACGAAGAGTTAATGTCAACAGGTCGTGAATCAGACAAACAATTGGCAACACAATATAAAGCTCGTAAGTTTTACATTGTTAAAGTGGTTGACCGTGATCACGAAGAAGACGGTGTTAAATTTTGGAGATTTAAACACAATTACAAACAAGAAGGAATTTTAGATAAAATCATTCCAATCCTTAGAGCTAAAGGAGATGTTACCGATTCAGATAATGGTCGTGACTTAATCCTTGAACTTACAAAGGCAAAGACACCAAAAGGTGCAACATACACGGTAATTCAAACCGTAATGTATGACGATCCAACACCAACACATGAAGACGCTGAACAGTCATCTACTTGGATCAACGATGAGTTGACTTGGGAGGACGTATATTCTAAAAAACCTGTTGAATATCTTGAATCAATTGCGAGAGGAGAAACTCCTCGTTGGGATACAGACGCAGGTAAATACATCTACTCAAATAGTAGTGAATCGGAAGTATCTATGGGAGGTTCAACACCAAAATCAATTAATGAGGTTGCAGATCCTCAGGTAAATGATGACGAAGACGAAGATTTACCATTCTAATTAAAATAATAACTTATACTAGGACACTTACATAGACAAGGTGTCCTAGTATTTTTAAATCAAAATAAAATGAATAAGATTTCAGAAAAAATGTATGAGGCATTGACCTTAAAGTATCGTTCGGAAATGGCGGAAGCGGAAGCAACCTTGTTAGTTTATTTTACAAATCCTGTTGGTATTGGAGAACATCCACAACACATTGAGGAAATGGATAAATTGGTTGAGAAAATGGTTAACGCACAAGATAAAATGAATGCATTAGAAACATTCCATAAATATAATTTCAATTAATATGGCAATTAAGAAAACAGATTTTAGTTCATTGAAGAAAAAATTCTCTTCAGACGCAAAATATAAACCACAAAGATTTTTTGATCTTGGATCTGATTTCTTGGATGCGGTAGGTTTACCTGGTCCTGCTATTGGACACCTTAATATGTTGTTGGGTCATTCTGACACTGGTAAAACAACAGCACTTATTAAAACTGCGGTTGATGCTCAAAAGAAAGGGATTCTTCCTGTTTTCATTATTACCGAACAAAAATGGTCCTTTGAACACTCAAAAATAATGGGGTTTGAATGTGAAGAAGTAGTCGATGAAGAAACAGGTGAATTAACTTGGGACGGATTCTTCTTGTTTAATAACAATTTCAGTTATATTGAACAAATTACAGATTACATTAATGAACTATTGGATGCACAAGAAAAAGGTGAATTAGATTATTCACTTTGTATTATGTGGGATTCAGTTGGATCAGTTCCTTGTAAAATGACTTACGAAGGTAAAGGAGGTAAACAACATAACGCTTCCACATTGGCGGATAAAATTGGTATGGGTATTAACCAACGTATTTCAGGATCTCGTAAAGCGGATTCTAAATACGAGAATACTTTAATCATTGTTAATCAACCTTGGGTTGAATTACCTGACAATCCATTTGGACAACCAAAAATTAAAGCTAAAGGTGGTGAGGCAATTTGGTTGAACTC